TTGTACGCATTTTTTGGAAGGGGGTCTGATTATATAAATAATTATGTAGATTGTGGTTCTTATTATATTGGGACTACTAAAACAGGATTAAAATTTTATTTTGATAAGAAATATTATAATATAGTATCTTTATATCATTGGAAAATGAATAGTGATCATATTCCAGTAACATGCGTTGATAATAAATATGTTTCAATTAAGAAAATATTATTTGGAAATATATCATTAAAACATATTAACGGGAATAAATCGGACATAAGAGAAGAAAATTTAATACCAACAAGAGGATTAAAGCATGATGGTAAAACTTTTTTGAATGGTTATATTTCTATCTACATGCCAGAACATAAACGAGCATTTGATAATGGGTGTGTATATGAACATGTGTTAGTTGCAGAAAAAATGTTAAATAGAGAATTAAAAGAAACAGAATGCGTACATCATATAAATCATATTAGAACAGATAATCGTCCAGAAAATTTGATGGTATTTCGTACAAACAAAGACCATATTTTGTTTCATGCAGGAAATTATGCAATTTTATTGGATGATGGCTCGTATGTCGTTGATGATAAAAAGATAGAATATTTATATAAATATAATAATAGAACTGCGGAAGAAATTAAAAATAACGTTGAGGATAAAGGTTCAGTTACAGTAATTACATATAAAAGACAGATAGGAAAAGATTTATGTCCAGTCTGTTTAAAACATATGAAATCAATAAAAGCAAAAATGTGTAAAGAATGTTGGGACAAAGAAAAAAGTACAAATATACCTACAAAGGAAGAACTTGAAAAATATATTTATGATTTTTCATTTGAAAAAATCGGAAAAATGTATGGTGTAACAGGTAAGAATATAACGAAATGGTGTAAAAAATATAATTTACCATATAGAAAAAAGGATATGGATAAAAATGAAAGGGGCGATGTAAATTGGATTGCTTAATTACAAACGGCAAGCAATATATCCGTTTAGATTCAAATGGTAGTCCTCAAACATGCGGTCAGGTACTTGCAGAAAGATTTTCAGAAGATAAAGCAAAAAACATTATCAAGAATCTTCCTAAACCATTGAGAAAATTTCACTTTAATGTTCAGCTAGTCTCTGAAATCGCTGCTCAACCTAAATCAATTGAAGAAGAAAAACTACCAGAAGATATTAACGGTATCTTAGCGGAACTTGACGATTACTATGAAGATTATCAGCGAAATTCAAAGTATGATAATCCTTATACATATCATGGAGAAACTGCTTTAGAGAAAGAACTTTCTATGAATGATATAGGAATCGGCAATTTCTTTAAGATGGTAATTGATTGTGTTTCTGATAGAGAGAAATACATTGAGAATATGGAATATCTTATTAAAGAATATGATCTGAAAATTCTTGACGTAAGACATTTTATCCGAGATGAAGAAACAAAATTGGGAACAGTGCCAATGAGTAGAATCAGTTACTTATTACAATATTATGAACGTCAACGTGCTATATGCAAGAGAAATAGAAATTGTGCAAAACTTTTCCAATATCATGTAGAGAGATTTAAAAACAGGAAATACATGAAAGTGATTGATAGGATTACAAATTCTAAATATAAATACAGACGTTTATCTAAAGAATATCTCGAAGATTATGCAAAAGGTATAACGAAAGAGAGAAAATAATTATTACATAGTTACATATCAACAGAGAGGATCGGTGATACGAATGCACTACAAAGACATTCTGGAATCTTATTACAAAGTTAATGAGAACAATCCAGAAAACTCAGCAAAGAGATTACATAATATGGTGAACAAAATTCTTAGAAGTTTTGGTGGGATTACCGATTCTGATAGAGATGAATGTTACTCCATAGCAAATTTATATATTTCAAAGTACATAAATGACCAGTTAAAGAAAGGCATAGAAGATATTGACGAAAAAGAATTTAACAAGCTTATGTATTTTGGAATAAGTAATAAGATAAAAAAATATCTATCGTATAAAAATGCTGGAAAACGTTGTCAGATTGTAGTTACAAAAGAAAATGGAAAGGAAGTTAAAGAGTATATTTATCCAATGTCATTAGATAATTTAATGACAGATGATGGAGAAACAAAATATATGGATGTAATTCCTTCAGATTTTGATATTGAAAGCAATATTGATGTAGGAGAGCTATTAAATCTTGGAGAAAATGTAATTCAATACATTAGGTCATTAGGGAAAATAGAACGTCAAATTGCAGATTTAATAATGCAAGGATGTAACTCTACAGAAATTAAAGAGATCTTACATATTTCCGACAAGGAATATAATATATATCTTTCGGATATGAAAGAATATGAAAAAAGAAAACTTCTAAAGATGGAAGAATGTGAAAATGCAAATATTGAGGAGGAATTACCAATGGAAACAAAAACAACAACATCAGAAAGAACAAAATCTACCAGTTATTCAATAGAATCTCTTAGCAAACAGTTGAGACAGCACAGATTAAGAGACAACCATCCATTACAAAGAACTTCTGGACAATGGAGTCTACTTACAAAAAGCGAATTAATTTCTGATATTTTACAAGGTAATTCACTTTTACAGATTGTAATTTCAGAAGAAATTAAAGCCGGAATTATAATGCATTGGTTAATTGATGGAAAGCAGCGTTCTACAAATTTAAAAGATTATCTTGAAGATGGATTTGCAATTTCCAAAAATGTACAGAGATATATGATTGAATATCAGAGCGACAAAACAGATGAAGATGGGAATGTAATTTTAAATGAAGATGGGTTTCCAATGCCAGAAAGTAAAGTATTTGATATTCGTGGAAAGAAATTTTCTCAATTGCCAGAAGAATTACAAGACAAATTTAAAGATTATCAAGTTCCTGTAATGCTCAATTTGAATTGTACAAAGAAAGATATTGCTTATGATATTGCACGATTCAACAGATGTAGACCAATGAATGTTTCTCAGTCAGGATGGCTAGGATTAGAAGAATCCTATGCTGAATATGTAGATAAGATTTTAAAGATGGATTTCTTTAAGGTTGATTGTGATAAGTCAAGTTATTCAAATACGAATATTAAGAACGGATCACTTAGAAGAATTATTATTGAAGCAATAATGACATCTAAATATCTTAGTCATTTTGATAAAGACTTTGGTAAAATGTGTGCTTACTTAACTGAAAATGCAAATGAATCAGTATTTATTGATTTTTATTTGACATTGGAGAAGTTATCTAATGTGTTAAGAGGTAATACATCAGATATTTTTAATAACAAAAATTCATTTTTATGGTTTGCTTTATTTGATAAATTTTTAGAATATAACATTGAAGATGATAAATTTAATGGATTTATTCAGGAATTTAAAGAGACATTACATAATAAAGAAATTGATGGTATTACATACGATTGCTTAAACGGTCAGAAAGGGACAAAGGATCGTTCTTCCGTAACAAAAAGATTCAATCATTTGCTTACTCTGATGAAAGAATACTTACATATCGAAGATTCTGTTGAGGAAATCACAGAAGAACCAGAAACCATTGAAAATGATTTGTTTGATACAGAAACAATTGAAGAATCATCTGAGAAACCTGCTATCGCAGAAGTAACAGAGTATTCAGCAATTGGAAATGTGGAAATTGAACACGTTGAAGGAGAAGTAGTAGATAACGATACATTAGATTTTGTAAAAGAATGTGTTGATAAGAACGTAACAGACATTGATGTTTCTTATTATGAAGACGACTTAAATACCATTACAAAAGATGTACAGTCTAAGCTACTTGATGATGTAAACAGAAAATCTTTAATTGCAGTTATCGCATATGCGTATATGCAGGATGAAAATTACGAAGAATGGTTTGAGAATTATTTTAAAAGAGTTGATACATATGATATTGATCAAAAAAAGAACTATCTCAATATGAGAAACGATTTGATTACTTTTAATAAAGGAGCAGTTGCATAATGAAAGATACAGTAAATGAAGTAAAGAAAAACTTATCAGAACTCGATTATCTTCTTGGAGAAAATAATGTTGAAGATATTAAGAAACGTATTGGAGATTTGATTGTGGACAGAATAGCATCAGATTTACGTGCATATGACTATTATCTGTTTTATCCAGAAGATTATACCGAAACAATTAATAGTGCATTTGAGAAAATAGAGAAGAAAATAACAAAAATGTATTCCGATGCGTTATTGGAAACAGCAACAGAATCAGTTACACGATTTAAAGATATTGCATTATCACATATAAACGAAACACAGGGGCTACAATTGAGGTCGTGTCATAAATGTGAACATTGTAATTTTAATAGATGTAAATTCTATGAAGATTACTATTGGCAAGCACATGACGGAATTTGTGCAGAAGAAGGATTTATCAATTTTAAAGAGAAAGTAGATTAATAAGGGAGATTACATATGAATATGAGACTTTCAGAAATTAAAATTCCTACGGATTTTGAAAGCAGTACACCAAATACATATAAGTATAATAAATGTGAAAGATACTATAAAGAGAATTATAAACAGGATAGATATTTAATTGTAAACGAAAATAATTATCTTATTGATGGATATATTATGTATCTTGTACTTAAAAATAATGGAGCTGAATACGGAGATGCACGAATAGTCACCTTAAATGGACGTAAATATACCGATAGACAGAGAAAACATTATGGGAAATTAATTCCAACAGATAAAAACGATACATATAAAAGAAAGCCTACTACATATGTATACGGTATTCATTATAAGGGATTCAATCATAAAACATATATGTGGAGAATACCTCCAACATGGACAGTTATGATAAAGGAATTACAGCCAGGAGATAAAGTCTATTGTAAAACAAGATTTGGGAAAGTTCCTGTAATCGTAACACAAATAGAAACGAAAGACAAAATTGATACGGATATGATTGTGAGAAAAGTTTGTTCACATAAAATAATTCGTAATGGAGAAATATTAAAATATGATAAAGGTAAAAATGCTTATGTGTAATCATAACTGGGTGTTAATCGAGAAACCACGACATTTAAAGTATGATTATAGCGGATTAGAAGTTGTAATTGGTAAATGTCGATGCACGAAATGTAAGAAGATTAAGGACAGGAAGATGATTGGTCATCAGATTGGAAATATATTCGAGGAGGTTAGTTAAGATATGAAATATTTAGTAACATTTTGTTATGATGATAGTTTTATGAAGAAACAATGTTGTGAAAACATCATTATCTGGGATTTTGAAATTAAATCAAGAGAATATACAGAAGAATGGATTGACAGAGTAAAAGATTTTATTGCAAATAAGAATTATTTACATCCAGTTATTGTAAATATTATCACATTAATTGGATAAAAGCGTGGTTTCATAGTAATTTTAATATTCAATATAAAGGAGAGATTATGGATTACTATTGGTTAAAGTTCTTTATTTATGTATTTGAAGATGATAAATATTTTAATTTAACTTGTTGTGCTAGATAAAATAAAATATAAAGAAACTTCAACAAAATATGCTATCCTTTTTGT